GGCTGAAAATTGTCAGTATATAGCGCAAATTTTTTTTGGATTCGTGGAGTTTTCTGAATATGGCAAAAATTAAAGAAAAATACTTCGATAAAGAGGCGATATTGGAGATGGCGGAGCAATACGGTGTTTCTGATAACGCTCTTTTTTTGCAAACGCTCAAAAATTATGAAACAATCCAGCGAAGCATTGAGGGAATCGATCAGATTGTCAGCCAAAACGATGATTTAACGATTTCAAAAGAATATGTCAAGGGCCGAGAGAATTTATATTTGCATCCAGCAATCAAGGAATTGCCGAAGCAGATCGATGCATCAAACAAGACGCTCGACAAGATGCTTGACATAATCGAAAAGCTCGGCACTCCGAAAATATCGGATCCGTTTGTCGAGTTTTGCAACAATTAAGTTGATAATTGGCTTGGATAGGGTAGCTCCCGAACACAGATAGCCTTGTCTGTTCCAAGCCTTTTATTTCAAGGCGATTACGAAAGGCGGTAATCATGGAAAATTATAGCGTGTATATTCATACTTGTCCGAACGGCAAGAAGTATGTTGGAATCACTCGCCGCTCTCCTCGCAGAAGGTGGGGATCTGACGGCAGATGCTATCGGGAACACAACGCTCATTTTTATTCGGCAATCCAAAAGTATGGATGGGACAAGATCAAACATGAGATAGTCATGGACGGTCTGACAAAGCAAGATGCCGAGTGGTACGAGCGATACTATATCGAGATTTATCAGACCACGGATCGAGAGCACGGATATAATCACGCAACGGGCGGCGTTGTCAATTCGGCGTGGAAGATGCCGGATTCTTTCTTTGAGCTCCACGGGAAGTCTGTTGACAAGTACAGCTTTGACGGAAAATATCTCGGAAGATACAGGACGCTCACGGAGGCGGCCGAGAGTGTTGGAGCAAAGGGAAGTAGTCAAATATCTTCCTGTTGCAACGGAAAAGTGAGATGTATATTCTCCTATGTGTTCAGATGGCCAGGAGATCCGTTTGACAAATACCCTGTTGCTCGTGTTTCAAATGATCCGAGGCCCGTTGAGATGCTGGACGCAAATGGCGCGGTTGTTGCCACTTTTCCGAGTTGCGGAGAAGCTGAGAGACAAACGGGTATTCCAAACACAAACATCATCAAGGTTTGTAGGGGAGACAAATCAAGGAAAAAGGCGGGAGGATATTTTTGGAGATACAAGGAGGTGCTGACATGACAACACTCGAATCATATTGCTCCAAAATCCTCAACGGCGAAATCAATGCTTGCGAAAAGCTAAAAGTCGAATGTGATCGCCTTATAAGTGATTTGCAAAATCCGGGGAAGTACCATTTTGATGAAAAGATTGCAAACAAGCACATCAATTTCATTGAGCGGTTTTGCAAGATCCCTAGTGGTAAAATCGGGGCTCCTTTCGTTTTGGAGGAATTTCAAAAAGCACAGTTGCAAGCGACATTTGGCTTTGTTGATGACAACGGCATCAGAAAATATAATGAGGTGCTTATCATTGAAGGACGAAAAAACGGAAAGAGCTCCCTTTTAGCGGCAATTCTGATTGATATGTTATGCAATGATCACGAAGGATCGCCACAATGCGTCACGGCGGCAACGATGCTGGATCAGGCAAAGCTCACATTCAACGCCGCTCTGAAAATGGTTCGACAGTCTCCCGAGCTGAGCCGCCACATCCGAAAAAGGGTGAGCGATTTGTATTATCCCAACAACATGGGAACAATCAGAGCCTTGGCGAACAATACGAACAGCTTGGACGGCCTCGATTTGCATTGTGCCGTCATTGACGAGCTGTCAGCCATCAAAAACCGTGACACATATGACTTGTTAAAGCAAGCAATGGGCGCGAGATTACAGCCTTTATTGTTTACCATATCAACAAATGGTTATGTCCGGGAATCAATTTTCGATGCACAATATGCTTATGCCGCGAACATACTCAACGGCACGATTCAAAACGAAAAGTTTTTGCCCTTTATATATGAGTTAGACCATCCAAGCGAATGGGAAAATCCCGATTGCTACATCAAAGCAAATCCTGGACTTGGAACGATTAAATCTGTTGACTATCTGAACGAGATGGTTCAAAAAGCCAAGGACGATTTGAGTTTCAAAGCAACGGTTCTTTGCAAGGATTTCAATTTGCCTCAGAGCGGATCAACGGCGTGGTTGCCATTCGAGGCCGTTGTCAACGAGGAAGTCGCTCCGATGGAAAATCTCGAACATTCCTACGCGATCGGCGGCGTGGACTTGAGCTCCGTGCGAGACTTAACTTGTGCAACATTGCTTATCAGAAAGCCGAATGATGAAAAAATCTATGTTTTGCAAAAGTATTTTATTCCACAGGCAAAGCTCGATGATTTGGCAAACGAGCAAAAGAAAGAGGCTCCATATAAATTGTGGCAAGAACAGGGATGGCTTGAGATAAATGAGGGAGCACAGGTCGATTATTCGAGAGTGACGCAATGGTTTGTCGAGATGGTTGAAAAACACGACATTCGGCCGCTTTGGGTGCATTATGACCGTGCGCTTGCAAATTATTTTGCGGCGGAGATGATTTCATATGGTTTTGACATGATCCCAACGGCACAAGGGCCATTTACTTTTTCATATCCCATGAAAGAGATGGGAGCCGCTTTTTCGGATCACAAAGTTATTTACCAAAACAATCCAATTTTGAGATGGTGTTTGGCGAATACGGCCTATAAATCAACAAATAAGGACGGAATCGAGACAATCCAGCCCGTAAAAATACAACAAAACAGACGCATTGACGGAATGGTGTCGCTCCTAAATGCATGGGTTGGATATGTCAAGCACTATGACGAGTATATGCCTTATGTGAGGTGAGAAAATGAATCTGTTAGACATCTTCAAGAAAAAAGGAAAAACGGATGCAAAGAATGCGACAGTATTGCACGAGCTCGGATCATATCAAGCCCGATTCAGCAATATCGGAGCGGATCAATGGAAATCTGATGTTGTTCGTGAGAGCATTAGGCCGCTGGCATCATTTACGAGCAAAGCAAGTTGCCGCTCCAACAAGGCCGCGATTGAGCGCATCATGAGACGGCCAAACATTTATATGTCACAGGCGGATTTTCTGCAAAAGGTGCGCACGAGATATGAGCTGTTTAATAATTGTTTCATTCTGATCACCAAGGATGAGCGCTTGAATCCCATTGGCTTCTATCCCGTGCCTTATCAAACCTTTGAGGCTCTGCTGTATGATGATGAGATTTACATCCGCTTTTCGTTTACTGAGGGCAGAAATCTCGTTGTGCCGTGGTCTGATTTGGCCGTGATGCGCAAGGATTACAATTCATCTGACATCGCCGGGGATGATAACAACGCAATTCTGCAAGCCATTGAGCTTCTGAACACGGCGGAGCAAGGCAATTCCAATGCGATCAAGGCAACGGCAAATCTCCGAGGCATCTTGAAGAACACAAAAGGAATGCTGAATCCCGATGACATCAAGCGGCAAAAGGATGCGTTCGTCAATGATTATCTTTCTTTGGAGAATGCTGGAGGCATCGCGGCGCTGGATGCAACACAGGAGTTCACGCCGATCAAGATGGAGCCCGTCACGGCTGACGCGAGCCAAATGGCCGAGTATCGTGAAAATGTATACAGATATTATGGCGTAAACGAGAAGATCGTGACAAGCAACATGACGCCGGATGAGATTGAAGTGTTTTACGAGATGCGGATTGAGCCATTCTTGAATGCGCTGTCCACGGAGCTCACTACAAAATTATGGCCTAAAAACGAGAATAATTGGGTTGTATTTGAGGCAAACAAGCTCCAATTTGCGTCACTTGCGAAAAAGATACAGATGTATCAGACGGTGGTGCTTTATGGCGGCATGACGGTGAACGAGTGGCGTGAGGCGTGCAATATGTCTCCCGTTGAGGGCGGTGACAAAATGATCATGAGACTTGATGCCGCTCCCGTTGACAATCAGCCCGAGGAAGAAGAGGAAAGCGAATGAGAATATATGTAGCGTGCCCGAGCAATCATGTGACGGGCGGGGTCGAATTGCTACATCAGATTTGCAAGGAGCTGAACAGATACGAATGGATTGACGCAAAGATTTGGTATGTCGGAGACAAGATCCAGGAGCCACAGCCTCGGGAATATGATGAATATGGCAACGAGTATGTTGTGACGATGGATCCCGAAAAAGGGAGCACGCTGATTTTTCCCGAAGTGTATGCGGCGCTTGCCAATCATCCGAATTATGCGGGTTTCCGAAAAGTGATCTATTGGGAGAGCGTTGACAATTACTTAAAGCACACTCCAGCAGAACAGGCGCTCCAATTTCCGAATGGAATCTTGCATCTTGCACAATCCTATTACGCGATGGATTTCCTCCGCGAGTTTGTCAAGGCGGCGGATGATCAGATCATTTTTGTGTCAGACTTTTTGAACGAGAGTTATTTGCAAGCAGAGCCTAAAGCGGAGCGTGCGAGACAGGTCGCATACAATCCAGCCAAGGGCTTTGAGTTTACGCAAAAGGTCATTGAGGCAATGCCGGGCGTTCGGTTTGTCCCGATAAAGGACATGAGCAAGGAGCAAGTAAGGGATTTGCTTTGCGAGAGTGCCTTGTATGTTGACTTCGGGAATCATCCGGGCAAGGACAGGATCCCGAGGGAGGCTTGCATCTGTGGATGTGCCGTGATTACGAGCACGAAAGGGAGCGCAAGATTCTTTGAGGATGTCCCGATAAACGATTGTTACAAGATCGACATCGATGCGGCTGATGCCGTGGAAAGATGCAAGTGCATGATAATGGATGTGCTTGACAATTATGATTTCCACAATGCGTATTTCGAGCAATACAGAGAGCAGATCAGAGCGGAGCGAGAGATGTTTAGGCAAGGCGTTGAAAGTCTCGCAATGAGGCTAAAAACGCCGAGGTTCAGCATCATTATTCCAGCTCACAATGCAGAAGAGCACGGGCTCCGGGCATTCGATTCCATCAAGCGCCAGCGATACAAAGATTATGAGTGCATTGTTGTTTGTGATGCTTGCACGGACATGACGGCGGATGTCGCGAGGGCGTTTGGATTCAATGCCGTGAGCGTTGAGTTTGGGAATGACGGGCTTGCGCGGAGCAAGGGCCTTGACATGGCACGCGGCGAATGGGTGTTGTTCCTGGACGATGATGATTGGTGGCTCCATGAGTTTGTGCTTGAGCAGATCGCCGAAAAGCTGGAGCAAGTTGATTGTGACGTTCTTTTGTTTGCGTTCATATGGCAACACAGAGGATATGCAACGCCGCTCGGAAATCGTGGCTTTCCTTGGCCAGCGGTTTGGAATAAGTGCTGGCGGCGTGATTTCATAGGTAAAACGAGGTTCCCGAATGTTTATTCCATCTCGGATGCGTATTTCCACACGGAAATGATGATCAAGAATCCAAGGATGGCCGTTTGGGATATGCCTCTTTATTATTATAACTACTTGCGGCCCGGATCAATATCGGAGCTTGCGCGGAAAGGAGAAAACAATGGCAATTAAAGAAGATCGCGAATACAGAAGCGTGCCGATGGCGTTCTTTGCAACGGAGCAGAGGAGCGAGGGAGACGAGGAGAGCTTCATGGTGGAGGGATATGCGTCCACTTTTGAGCCATATGTGCTTTTGAGCTATGACGGCATTGATTACAAGGAGCAGATTGATCCCAAGGCATTTGATGAGGCAGACATGAGTGATGTCATTTTCTGCAAGGATCATCAAGGCACCGTGTTCGCAAGGACGAGAAACAACACGCTCTCTGTGATGGCGGACGAAAAAGGATTGTATACACGCACGAATCTTTCCAAGACGGCATCCGCTCGTGAGATGTATGAGGAAATCAAGGCGGGTATGTATGATCAGATGAGCTTTGCGTTTATTGTCGAAGATGAAGAATACGACATGAACACGCACACAAGAACAATCAAGAGAATCGGAAAGGTTTTCGATGTATCAGCGGTATCATTCCCCGCAAATCCGGGGACGGATATATCAGCAATATCGGCTCGAAACTATGTCAACGGAGTGATTGACATGGAGCAGGCGGAGAGACTTGCGGAGCAGAAAAAGGCTGAGGAGCAAAGACGGCTGGACGCGGCCAAGGCAAAATTCTATTACTACTACGCATTAGCGGGAGGAAAGAAAAATGAAAGTTGAGGAAATGAATCTTGCGGAGGTCATTGCAAGAATGGCCGAGCTTGAGGAGGAAGTTCGTGGCCTCACCGATGCCGAAGAAGCAGAAAAGCGGGCAGAGGAGATGGCACAGCTTCAGACACGCAAGGCAGAGCTTGAAGATGCAGAGAAGAGAGCTCAAGCCGCAAAGGATCTTGAAAACGGACAGGCACAGCCATCCGAAATTATCGAAAGAGGAGGACATAAAACAATGGAAAACACTTTTACCACGGCAAGCAAGGAATTTAGAGACGCATGGGTGCACAAGCTCCAGCGCGTACAGCTTAGCGAGATCGAAGAGAGAGCCATCGCACAGGCTGGAATCCAGGGAGCGATCCCCGATGAAGTTACCAACGTATTTTTTGAGAAGATGAAGAAGCTGGCTCCCATGCTCAGCGAGATCACGCTGTTTAAGGTTGCCGGAAATCTGAAGTTCGTTGCGGAGGGAGATCGTCCCGCGGCGGCTAAGCACACCGAAGGTCAGGCCATCAGCGCGGCGGCTAACACTTATGTTACCGTGACGCTCGGCGCTTATGAGTTCGCGAAGATCATCGAGATCTCCAAGAGCGCACAGAACATGGCAACGGATGCGTTCATCGCATGGATCAGCGATATGCTGGCTGGAGACATCGCTCGTGCAATCGATGATTACATTCTGAACGATGGAACCAACGGCCTCACGGCAAACACTTATGTTGAAGCTACCATGATCAACAGCACCATGTACAAGTACAGCGATTTCACCAATCTGATCGCCGCTCTTCCGGCCGCTTATGACGCAGAGGCAAAGTTCCTCATGAATAAGCGCACTCTGTACACTCAAGTTGCTGGCGTTCTTGATGGCAACAAGAGGCCCATCTTTGTCACCGATCCCGCAACGGGCGTTGGCAAGATCATGGGTTATGATGTCGTGCTTGATGATTACATCACGAGCGCAAAGGCTCCCGTATATCTTGGCAAGTACACCGACATCGTTGGCAATCTGTCCATCCCTGTGAACGTTGAATCTTCCGAGGCGGCTGGCTTCAACAACGGCACCATCGTTTATCGTGGTTTCGCGGCATTCGATTCCGTGCTTGCAAAGACCGATGCCATTGTAAAGATGGGACTTAGCAACGCTTAATTGAGGTTTTCGCCTCCGGGCGTTCCTTTGGTGGGGGGAGTTCGGCTCCTCCCTCCGCCATAAATAACAGAGCCGAAATTGAAAGGAGCCGAAAAAATGAAAACTATGGTGGCAATTCCGTGCATGGATCAGACTTGCACGCTTTTTGATCAATGTCTTGACAATTTGATCCCCGTTGGGGAGATCAGCAAAACGAGAAATCCCGGTTCACTTGTATATATCAGCCGCAATTCACTTTCAGAGGTTGCAATACAGGAAGGGCTTGACTATGTGCTTTGGATTGATTCTGACATGGTGTTCGAGCCCGATCTGATGCAAAGGCTGATGAAGAGGATGGACGAGGGGTTCGACATCGTAGCGCCGATCTGCTTTAGACGAAAGGCACCGTTTTCTCCCGTGCTTTACAAGACCATCAGACTTGGGCTCACTCCCGAGGAGAACATCATCAACGGATATTCAGATTATCCGAGGGATTCTTTTTTCGAGGTTGATGCCTGTGGCTTTGGTTGCGTGATGATGAGGGTGTCAGTTCTTAAAAAGGTGCTGGATGAGCAAAAGGCACTTTTCAGCCCGCTCCCGCAGTTCGGAGAGGACATCTCGTTTTGTCTGAGGGCCAAGAGGAGCGGTTTCAAGATTTATTGTGATTCAAGCATCAAGGTTGGTCACATATCGCAAACGGTTGTCACCGAAGAAACGTATTTACAGTACAAGAGAGGCAAGGAAAACAATGGCAACAACGATCAATGACAAGGTAAAGCTGGCTCTGAGAATATCTCACAATTTGCTTGATGCTGAAATCACCGATGTGATCGCGTCCGGGAGACAGGAGATGGAGCGTGCTGGAGTATCGGCGGAGATCGCCAACAGCTCGCTTGAAATCGTGGAGACGGCGCTGAAAACTTATGCTCTTGCCTATTACTCCGAGCCGACCACGGCTGAAAAATACACGGAATCTTTCAAGTATCAGCTCGACAACATAAGGAAATCCACTTTGGAGGTGCCGTCCGATGACGATGTATAACGATGTCATTTATCTGATTAAGGAGACACGGACGGTGAACGAGTACGGGGACATGGTTGTCACGGAATCGGAGCGTGCTGTCTTTGCACAGGTCAAGAGCATTGGGCAGAGCGAATTTTATCAAGCGGCGGCCGTAGGGCTCAAGCCCGAAATAAAGTTCGTGATCGCTGATTATCTTGATTATGACGAGGAAAAGAAGCTCAGATACACGCCATATCCTCCCGAGGTCAATCCAGCCGAAAACTTGGCACCGGGCGAGGATGTCAATCCGTCCAATACGACAACGGACATCTATGAGATATTAAGGACATATCGCACGGGCAACGCACTTGAAATTGTATGCGTCAGAGGAGTTGACAAGAGATGAGCCTTCCGAAAAGCGTTATCAGATTTAAGAAAGGCAATGTTGAATACGTCTCGAACGTGGATGCTTGCAATTATACCATCCGGGAGCTGACTCGTGCTGCAATGCGTGACGTTGGAAAGTTTGTTACGCGCTTGGTTAACGCTGAAGCATTGAAGCTATATGGTGGCGGCCTTGCAAAGACAAACAGAATCATTCCACATAAGGGTTCAGACAAAAAGAGACTTGCCTTCCAGTATTGGGCGCGAAAAAGGGAATGCGATCTGCAAGTTGGCGTAACGCATGATTCGTGGTATGGCGTTGATCAGGAACTGGGAGCTGACGGGATGCCTAAAAAGGCGATGATCAGAAACACGGTTTACAACAACATTCCAAAGATTGTCGAGATTGAATCAAAATATCTATCCGGGCTTGAAGACGAGGCGAGGGCCTTGGCAGAAGCACAGGCAAGTGAAGATGATTACGAAGGGAGCGGCGAATTATGACGGGGAATGATCTAAGGGAGCTCATTCAGGGCAAACTTTTAACGCTTTGTGATAACGTCTATTATTTCCTGGCGGACGAGCGCAGAATGTACCCGCATATCGTGTTCAATCTTTCAAGAAGCACGAAATATGACTTCGCGAGGGATGACGTGACTCTTGACGTGGACATTTTTGCGAAGAGCGAAGCGGATGCGCAAGACTTAGCCGATGCGGTTGAAACAATGTTCAATAATTTGAATGATCCGCAGAGCAAACTGTTGCCCACGTTTTTCGTGGAGCGCATCACCAATGTTGTGGATGCAGACAAGGACATTCGTCACAAGTCTGTTGAAGTTACAGTACAAAATTATGAAAGGAGCTAGAAAAGATGCCTACGTACACTACTTACGGCGGAACTGGAACTGTATTGTCCACCGATTACAAGGCTGTGAAATGGGTTGGCAAAACCAAGGGCGGAAAATCTGTTGAGATTAGCCTTGCCAATGCTATTAACCGTGAAAACATCAATCTTGCATTTGCTGAGAAGGATGACACGATCAATACGCTGACTTTTGAGGCTTGTTACTCCAACACGGACGCAGCCGCAAGCACCACCACGGAGCCTTGGACGGTTACGGTTGAACAGTCTCCTACTGCTGGCGCTGCTGAGATCCTTCTTGGCGCTGGCCTGTTTTACATTGGCGGCACTGCCGTTGCATTGACCAGAGGTGGCGGAACCTTCACCGTTGAAAGAGAATATCGCGAAATCAATGCGGACGGAGACCGCGGCGCGGTAAAGGACAGAGTTGTTATGGAATCCTCCCGCGCAAAGCTCACTATCAACGCTTTAACTTGGCTGACCAAGATGGCGGATATGTGGCCTGGATTTACTGTTGTATCATAATTACACATTTTGGCTCGGGTGTTTCGGCATCCGGGCCGTTTTTTTGAAAGGAGCCGAAAATGAGAGAGTTAAAAACAAGTGATTTATTTGGAGCCATGCGAGTTATTAAAGCCGCTGGCGTAAAGGACGAAATCAAGCGCATTGCGCTCGAGATCAACGACAAAAAGGAAGTAAATCAGCGCGAAGTTGGCGCGGAGCTGATTCTTTCGATCATTGAAGGCCTGTCAGAGAAAAAAGCGGAAAATCTGATGTATGAGTTCCTTGCTGGGCCTTTGGAAATGGATGCGGCTGAAATTGGCGAGCTGACCATTACGGAGCTGATCGAAAAGATAAAGGAGCTTGGAAAGCTTGAAAGCCAGGAGGGATGGGCGAGTTTTTTCAAGTCATTGGGGGATTTGATCAAGTAGGATTGATGGATCTCCTTTTGCGGAGGTATCACAACATGGAATATTTGTTGAGCCTTCCGTTTAGTGAGTTTTGTGAATTAGCCGTAGTTGCATCCAAGAACATGGAAGAAGAGAGATTAAGGGCACAATGGACGGCGCTCTTGCCGTTTATGGCCATTAAATGGCTAAAATGGATGCCTTTTGAAGAATATGTTGACGGATGCACGGGCAGAAACATAGACACGAGACCTAAAGAAGAAATCATTGACGAAATCTTGAAGTTGCACGGCATGGAGAGCTTATAACATGGAAATATTCAAATTATTCGGTTCAATCCTTGTGGATACTGACAAAGCGGAAGAAAGCATAAGCAAAACGGATAAAAAAGCTCTTGATCTTGGCAAGACGCTCGGAAAAGGGGCAGAAGCTGCGGGAAAGTTTGGCCTGGCCGTTGCCGGAGGAGCGGTTGCAGCTGGATCAGCCATGCTTGCGGTTGCCAATGACACGGCGAAGACGGCGGACGAGATTGACAAGGCATCCATTCGCATGGGAATCAGCGCGGAATCATTCCAGGAACTGCGATATGCGGCAGAGCAGAGCGGCGTGGAAGTGAGCACATTGGAAAAGGCTGCGAAGAAGCTTGAAGGCACGGATCTCAACATGGACGAGGCCATGGCACAAATTATGGCTTTGGGAACTGAAGAGGAACGAGCCGCAAAAGCTGCGGAGCTCTTCGGGGATAGCATAGCATATAACATGGCTCCGATGCTCGAAATGAGCGGCGAAGAAATGGACGCAATGAAGCAGAGAGCCAACGATCTCGGGCTTGTCATGAGCGGCGATGATGTCAAAGCTGGCGTTAAGTTCGGAGACACGATGGCGGACATCACAAAGAGCCTCAAAGCACTTGGGACACAAGTTGGATCCGCAATCATGCCAATCGTGCAGAAATTCGCGGACATGATTTTGCAATTCTTGCCTAAGATTCAAGGCATGGTGGATCAGCTCATCCCGGTCATTATTGCGCTGGCGGATGCGGTGCTCCCTCCGCTGATGGATCTGATTGAGCAGATTCTCCCGGTCGTGCTGGATTTAATCACGCAGATCATGCCATTTTTATCGGAGCTCATCAGCGCTGTGATGCCGATCATCGTGGAGCTTATTCAGACGCTCTTGCCTATGCTCATGGACATCATCGGGCCATTGTTGCCTGTTGTGGTTGAGCTTTTGCAAGCTCTTATGCCGATCCTGGAGCTGGCGATGTCAATTCTAAAGCCAATACTTGATTTGGTTGTGAGCTTGATTTCTCCGCTCATGGACATCATCACGAACATTTTAACGCCGATCACGGGGCTGATTGATGGTCTTGTCAAAGGCCCGCTGTCAAAGCTCACTCCCGTGCTTGAGGGATTGGCAAAAATACTCAGCGGAGTTCTCGGCACGGCATTTGAATTTATTATGGCCAAGGTTGATCTTGTTGTCTCCATTTTCTCGGGATTGCTTGATTTCATCAGCAACATTTTCCAAGGGAATTGGGAAGGAGCTTGGCAGGCAGTAGTTGACACCTTCGGGAACATCTTCGAGGGCATCGTTAACGTTGCAAAGGTGCCAATCAACGCCATCATCAAAATGCTCAACGCTGCAATCGACGGCATCAACGGATTACAGATCCCCGACTGGGTGCCAGGCATTGGCGGCAAGGGCCTCAACATTCCTAAAATCCCTCTGCTGGCAAAGGGCGGCGTGATCGACGAAAGCGGATTGGCGATCGTCGGCGAGCGCGGTCCTGAGCTTTTGAGCTTGCCACAGGGCGCGACCGTTTCGCCTCTTTCGGCAGGCATTGATTACAACAAACTGACCGAGGCTTTTGTTCAGGCGCTCCGCATGGTCGCTCCTGAGCTGGCCACGAACGTCAGAATTGAGGGCAACAGGGACGCACTTGTTGACATCATGATTGAAGAAAACAACAAATCCATAAACAGCACGGGGAGGGCGTTGTTTGCATGAGCTATTTAGGTTACAGAGTGAAGATCGGCGATACGATCATTAAAAACACGATGATCGCGCCGGACACATTCCAGATAAGAAAAGCAAAAAGAGTGGTCGCCACCTGGAAAGACGCAAACCAGGTGGAGCACCACGACGTCATGAGCGCGGGCAAGACGGAGATTTCCTTCTCCATTAGGGCAAGATCGGCAGAAGATCAGGCCACGATCGCACCGGTGTTTGAGACGACGGAAGGACTGGAGGTCGAGTGGTTCGACGACATGACGGCGACCTACAAGACGGGATCATTTTTTATGGAGCCACCGACGATCCAGAGCAAGAGGCACGGAGCTTCCCTGCTTTACGAGCCCACGCAAATTGTTTTAACAGAGTATTAAAAAGGAGGTCACTCCTATGATTCCATATGCGGATGAAACATTGTTTTTGCAGGACAATGTTGAAAAACAGCTAAAAATAACATATGACGGCGGAGAAATCACGAACTCAGAACTCGCGAGCGAGGATTTCACCTTGACGGAAAAGCTCACGGCAAACGGAACACTGTCATTCGGAGAGTGCAACGCATCATATATCGAGTTTAGTGTTGGATATGGCGTGGAACCTCTGGAAGGCAAAAAGCTGACCGTGACGACTACGCCGATGGACGGCGAAGAGTTCAAAATTGGCGAATACATCGTGGTAAGCGACAAGCCAACGGCGGACCGCCGCTGGAGAAAGATCACGGCATACGATGCTTTATATGAAGTGATTAACAAGGATGTTACGGAATGGTATGACACGATCCTGCCGGACAGTGAAACGAGCGTCACGATTAAGGACCTTCGGGACAGCTTTTTCACGGAAGTGGGCATCACCCAGGAGACCGTAACGCTGCCAAACGATTCCGTGACGGTCACGAGGGCAGCAGACTTCACGCAGCTCTCCGGAAAGGTCGTGCTCAATGCAATATGCGAAGCAAACGGATGTTGCGGCAGAATCGACAGGGACGGGAATTTCGTTTATCAGTTCATAAACAGCCCGTCAGAACCGTTTTATCCTTCGCTGAGTTTGTTCCCTTCGCTGAATCTGTTCCCTAAATATGACGGATCTCCTGCGGAAGTAGGAGAAAGCGGTACCTATATTTCCGCAAAATATGAAGATTATTTTATTACTGAAATACACGCAGTACAAATCAGAAATGACAAGAACGACGTCGGCGTGACGGTTGGCACTGGTCTCGTTTACATCATCGAGGGGAATTTCCTGATGTTTGGCCAAACGGCGCTGACGCTTACGGCGATGGCAAACAACATTCTCGAAAAAATAGGCGGCGTTTACTATCGACCGGCGGAGATCCAGGCGCGAGGAAATCCTTGCCTTGAGCTTGGAGATCCAATCGTCCTGCACACGAGATTCCAGACAATCGAAACAGTCATCCTTCAAAGAAAACTAAACGGGATACAGTCACTTGTTGACACTTACGCGAGCAAAGGTGCCAAGGACACAAAGAAAAACCTCAATTCCGTGCAAAGCAGGCTCACGCAGACGGATGGAAAAATAAATAAGGTTGAGGCTGATGTGATCATCGCAAAAGAAGCCGTCATTGATTACATTGAGACGAATTATCTCGATGCGGAGGAAATTGCCGCAGATTATGCCACGATTCAATCATTGAATGTTGTGGATGGCAAGATTGACAATCTGACGGCCATTGCGATCACAACGCAGAATCTGAGCGCTCAGAGCATCAATGCCAATCAAATCAACGCCGGAACAATCAGCGTGACATATTTGGATGTG